GTGTTGGTGAGTTTGTTGTACCAGCAGACGTTGTTCGTTACATTGGTTTAGAAAACCTAATGAAGATGCGTGACAAAGCTAAAGCTGGTTTGCAGAAGATGTCAGACATAGGTCAAATGGGTAATGCTGAAGAAGCTAAAACACCTGAAGAAGATGTTACAGAGTTTTCATCTGCTGTGGATGATGTGATGGGTGAGGAAGAAGCTGATGTGAAGATGGCTGCTGGTGGTTATGTTCAACCTGAGAATGCTAAGACATATGCAGGCGCTCCATTAAAAGGCTTTGAAATGGTGTCATTGGTTAATGATGCTGGTAATGTTATTTACATTCCATATGTGAATGGTAAGCCTCAGTTGTCTATTCCTTCTGGATATAAAGTTAAGACAGGTGCTGTAGATACAACGGCTGCTGCTGTAGCTCCTGTCACCGGAACACCTTCTACTGGTGGTATGACAACTACTCCTACTGAGGGTGGTGGTGGTGAGGGTACAAGTGGTGGTAATGCTCCTGCTGGGCTTAGTGGTGTTGTAGGTTCATCTGTATCTCCTAGTGCTGTTGGTATGGTTGGTTCTGTTATTGGTGGCCCTATTGGTCTAGGTTTAAATCTTGGAAAAAGTGTAGTTGCTGACGCCTTAACTGCTTCCATTGCATCACAGAATCAAGCAACCGTAGCTGCTCAAATGGGACTCACTCCTTCTGAAGCTGCCACAACGGTAGGACAAGCTGCTGTTTCCTCTGCTATTGATAGCACTCCTAATATGGGTGAAGACGTAGGAACTACAGCAACTACTGGCCCTGCTGGTACAGGCTCTGCTGCTGTTGCTGCTGCTTCAGCGGCTGCTGACGCTGCTGCTGCTAATGGTATGTCTGCTGCTGCGATTGGTGCTGCATCACAAGCTGCTGCTGACGCTGCTCTTGGTGGTGCTAGTCCTTCTGCTGCTGCTACGGCTGGTGGTGCTGCGGCTGCTGCTGCTCAAGGTATTGCTGATGGCGTTGCTGCTAACAATGCTGCTATTGGTGCTACTGGCGATGTTAGTGGTGGTGGAGGTGGTCTTGGTACGGGTACAGGAAGTGGCATTGGTGGTGGAGATACTGGTGGTGTTGGCCCCGGTGATGGCACTACAGGTCTTGCTTAAATAACTCTATAATAATCAGAATGTATTACTAGAGATGGGCTAGTAAACATATTAATAATAAACCCATCATTACTGGCTACCTATCTCCCCAACTTCGTTGGCTACGGATGCCCCAACTTTAAAGAGAAATATATGACTGAAATGGTTATGGATAAGAAAGAACAAGCAACAGCTACTTCATTTGGTAAACGTAATGCAAACGTTGATCGTATTGCTAAAGAAGAAGAAGAGATTAAACAACTACTTTCTAAACAATCTAGTAACGAGTATGGAGATGATAATACTCCTGAACCAGCAGATGCTGAAGAGCGTAGTTTTAAAAAGCGTTATGGTGATTTGCGTAGGCACTCACAACAACAGCAAACAGCTATGCAGAAACAACTTGATGATTTGCAAAGTCAGCTTCATACCAGCACAGAGCAACAGATTAAATTTCCAAAGACTGAAGATGAACTAGCGGCTTGGGCAAACTCATATCCAGATGTAGCACGCATTGTTGAAACCATTGCAATGAAGAAAGCTAAAGAACAAAACTCCGCTTTGGAAGAACGCTTCAAAATCTTAGATGAGCGTGAGAAAACTACAGCTAGAGATAAGGCTGAGAATGAATTGATGAAGGCTCATCCAGACTTCACAGCCATTCGTGACAGCGACGAGTTTCATGATTGGGTTGATGAACAGCCTAAATGGGTACAAGATGCTTTGTATAACAACGACACTGATAGCAGATCTGCTTCACGTGCTATTGATTTGTACAAGGCTGATAAGAACATTAGCAAGTCTACTAAACGTGAAACCAATTACAACGATGCTGCTAAAAGCGTCAACACTCGCAGTGCTAAATCTGTTCCGTCTAACAACGATTCAGAAGGTGTCTACTACGAGAGTCAAGTTAATAAGATGACGATTCACCAATATGAACAACATCAAGCTGCCATTGATAAATCAATTAAAGCTAATAAGTTTGTTTACGATATTAGTGGATCAGCACGCTAGTTTGACATCATTAAAAATATGATGTTATAACTATAAGTAATAAAGATGGATAGGGTAGCTCTCTATCTGTCTTTAGTGATAGAGCAATGGCAATTCCGTTGTTGCTCTTAGTTATGCAAGTTTTGTAAATAGTAGATTACCCAGAACAATTAGCCCTCAAACACAAGGTATCTAGAAGCCTAGTGTTTGCGTACCTAAGTAATATGGCCCTGTATTTTCCGACTAGCAAATATATTTAATATTTAAGGAAACTAAAATGGCATTCCCATCAGCAGTAGGTTACGGCAATTTGCCCAATGGTAACTTCTCTCCCACAATTTATAGCAAGCAAGTTCAAGTTGCTTTCCGTAAAGCTTCCACTATCGAAGCTATCACCAATAACGATTACTTCGGTGAAATCGCTAACATGGGTGACAGCGTTCGCATCATCAAAGAACCTGAAGTGTCAGTTCAAAACTATGCACGTGGTACACAAATCACTGCACAAGAGCTTGCTGACGAAGATTTCACTTTGGTCGTTGACCAAGCTAATTACTTCGCCTTCAAAATTGATGACATCGAGAACGCTCAGTCTCATGTAAATTTCATGCAAATGGCTTCTGATCGTGCTGCCTATCGCTTGCGCGACCAGTATGACCAAGACGTTCTTGCATACCTCACTGGCTTCCAACAAGCCAACAAGCACGAGAACGGTAGCGTTGCTCGTACTACTGCTCCCGGTACTAAGGCAGTGACTGCTGCTGGTGCTGACGAGTTGCTGGCTTCCATGAAGCTGAAAAAGGGTAGCTTCGGTAACATCACCACAGCTTCTGCTGGTGAGCATTCCATTCCTTTGGCTGCTCGTTTGCCCGGTGCTACTGCTCTGCCAACTGACGTTGCTTCTCCTTTGATGGTGATTGCACGTATGGCACGTTTGCTTGACCAACAATTCGTTGACGGTCAAGGTCGTTGGTTGGTTGTCGATCCAGTGTTCGTTGAACTCTTGAAAGACGAAGACAGCCGTTTGCTCAATGCTGACTTCGGTGGTTCTGGTCTGCAAAACGGTTTGGTTATTAACAACCTGCACGGCTTCCGTGTTTATGTTTCTAACAACCTGCCTAAGATTGGTACTGGTGCTGGCACTTCTGGTGCTGCCAATCAGAACACCAACTACGGTATCATTGTTGCTGGTCAAGAAGCTGCTGTTGCCTCGGCTCAGCAGATCACTAAGACTGAAACATATCGTGACCCTGACAGCTTCGCTGACATCGTCCGTGGTATGCACGTCTATGGAAGAAAGATACTGAAGCCCGAAGCTTTGGTGGTTGCTAAATATAACGCTGCCTAAACGATTACAAGCTCCAGCAATGGGGCTTGTTTCATGTAAACATTAAAGGAAAACATATGTCTATTTCTCAATCCATTCGCCCTCAAGCTGTCCTGCTTGAGAAAAACGTGTCGTTGGCTGCTACCTCTGGTACTGCTGTTGGCATCGCTGTTCCTGCTGGCTGTGTCGTGCTTGCTGCTGGTTTTCAAAACTATGACGCAGTTGCTGACATCACCACTTATACATTGGACGTCACTGACGGAACCACTGTATTTGCTAATGACCTTAGCTTTGACGCTGCTGCTGCCAACACCAACAAGGGTGGTGTGGTTCCCGGTTTCGTAGCTGCTGCTGATACCATTGACGTTGTCACTACCATCTCTGGTACTGTGGGCATCATCACTGGTCGTGTGTGGGCTTTGGTTGTTGATTGCGGTGCTGGCACTCGTGCTGCTGCTTCTGCTGATCGCGAACAACTGGCTTAATACCTGAACTAACGAGGGAGTGCTGGTGCTGCTGGCACTCCCTTTATTTACGTCTAAACATATATGACCACCTACATAACTTTAACAAATGAACTGCTACGAAGAATCAATGAAGTCGTTCTCGACGTAACTGATTTTGATGGTGCTAGAAACATTCAAGCACTTGCCAAAGACGCTATCAATTCATCTGTTAGAGAGTTGATGCAGTCTGCCCAAGAGTGGCCTTTCGCTCTTGTCACTCATACACAAACACTCACTATTGGTACTGGTGTATATAGCCTACCAAGCAATGCTTCTTCTGTTGATTGGGAAAGTTTCTATTTAAAGAAGCTTACAACAACTAATAACATCCCTTCAAGACTTCCTGTCATTTCATATGTACAGTATTTGAATAGTAAGCGACCAGACGAAGATAGTACAGGCACTGGTGGATATGCTGTACCTACTACCATCTATCAAACACAAGAAGGTAAGTGGGGAGCAACTCCTATTGCCGATGCTGCTTATGAAATTGAATACAAGTATTGGAGCTATTCTCCTGATATGGTTTTATCAACAGATGAGTCTGTTGTTCCTGATCGTTTTAAACACGTTGTTATTGATGGTGCTCTTATGTATCTCATGATGTTTAGATCAAATGAACAAGCTGCTGCTATTTATAAAGATAAGTTTGAACAAGGTGTAAAGACTATGCGTAGGCTTTTGCTTGATGATCAACTGTCTATGAGTTCAACAATGATTACCAATACTTCTTTTGGCAATGCTAGAGTTCCATACTAATCATGGCAGATAGAATCTTAGGCTATAAAGTCACTTGCGCTGGTGGTCTTAATACCAACAGGGATGTCTTGTCACAGAGCGAATCGTCACCCGGTTCAGCCATTCAGCTTATCAACTATGAGCCTTCTGTGGCTGGTGGTTATAGACGCATTAGTGGTTTTGATAATAGCTTTGGTACAGTAACTGGTACAGGTAAAGTTCTTGGTGTTGTTGTAGCTGAAGGTGTCAATGATGGCATCTTTGCAGCACGAGCACCAGTATCGCCTAGCACTAGCTATTTCTACAAATGGGTGAATTCATCGTCTACATGGTCAGCAATCTCTACACCAATAACAATTACAACAGTTGGTGTTAAGAAAGTTAGAGCTATTAAATATAACTGGAGTGGTTCTAAACTTGCTCTTGTTGATGGTATTAATCCCGCTGCTGTCTATGACGGTACAACATACACACAAATTACACACGCTCAGGCACCTAATAGTCCGAAGTATGTAGACAGTTTTCAGAATCATTTATTTCTTGGTGGTGATCCATCAGAACCATTCAACCTATACTTCTCTGCTCCTTATGATGAGACAAGCTTTAGCCCTGCGATGGGTGCTGGTGTTATTAATGTTGGCTTTGAGATTGTTCAGATTAAACAGTTTAGAGATATTCTTTACATCTTTGGTAAGAATACAATTAAAAGCTTAACTGGTAATAGTCAAGCTGATTTTGTTCTTAATGAAGTTACAGTTAATCTAGGCTGTGTTGTTCCAGACAGTGTGATAGAACTAGGCGGTAGTCTGTTGTTTCTTGGCCCTGATGGGTTTAGACCTATCTCAGGAACTAGCAAGATTGGCGACATTGAACTTGAAACAGTTTCTAAACAAATTCAATTCACTATTACCTCAGTATTAAAAGATATTGTTTCTGATGCTATTGATCCTGAAACTCTTTCATCTGTTGTAATTAGACGTAAAAGTCAGTTTAGATTTCTATTACCTAATGAAGGTACATTCGGTATATTAGGCGGTCTTAGACAATCTGAATCTGGAATGAACTTTGAGTATAGTCAGTTAGTTGATATGTTTGTTAGTTGCGCTTCTAGTGGATATATTGGAAGTGATGAATATGTAATACATGGAACATCAACTGGTAAAGTTTGTCGTCAAGAAGTTGGAACTTCTTTTGATACACAACCAATTCTTAGTATTTATCAAACACCATATTATTACTTTGATGATCCTTCTATAAGAAAGAACTTCTATAGTATCTCTACATTTTTACGTGGTGAAGGTGTTGCCAATTTAGTATTTTCTGTATCTTATGATTTTGATGATAGTATTGGTGTATATAATCCACGAAACTATTCAATAACAACAACAGGTGCTGCTGCTTATTACAATGAAGTTGTATATGATTCTAGTGCCATATATGATGGTAATCCATCACCAGTTGAAAAGACAAACATAGAAGGTTCTGGTTTCTCTGTAGCATTTAAATATGTAACAAATGATACTAATGCAAGTCACACTGTTCAAGGGCTAGTCTTGAACTATGCAATGAACGATAGACGATAAGGAATAATATGACAGGTTACGTAAGACAATCCGCTGCTGACATTGTACCTACTGCTGTAGTTAGAGCAGCACCAATCAATAACGAGTTCAATGAACTACGTGATGTTTTTGAACAAACTGGTGGGCATCGTCATGATGGTTCAGCAGCAGAAGGTGCTTATGTTCCTTTGATTTCAGATGCTGATGCTTTCAATAAAGTGGCAGTTAACATTGTTGATAACAGTGTGGATGTATTCATTGAAGTGGCTGGGGCTGCTGTTAAACAACTTGTTGTTATTGATGGAGCCATTGTTCCTGTTACTGATGGTGACATTGATCTTGGTACAAACGCTAAACAATTCAAAGACCTCTACATCACAGGCACAGCAAATATTGACAGCCTAATCGCTGACACTGCTGACATCAACGCAGGCACTATTGACGCTACCGTCATTGGAGCATCTTCAGCACAAGCAATAACAGGTACACTCATCACAGCCTCTACAGGCTTCACAGGCAACTTAACTGGTTCTGTAACTGGTAACACTACTGGTA